AGGTAAATTGTAGTAATATATCCTTTTTGTATGCCACTTGTTCATTGTTCCCTATACGTAACACTAAATAGTCCCCGTCAAATTTTGACTTGTTTATAGTGTTTCGACGAACATTTAGTAACTAACCCAACCTGTTTATTTTATATCGGTCAGGATAAATACATAAAGGGTAAAATAAAGTATTAGTTGCTGATTGACTATTTATGATCTCTGCCATAATAGTTATTTTTAAATCTATGTTAATAAGCTCTTTAAGTCGTTCCAGCAGTTAAGTAAATTTTCATAGCAACTTACGCTGCTAAGGCGCCTTCGAAAAAATTGACGCTAAGATACTCTTCGTTCTGTTTGTGTTGACGCAATGCAGCCCACTGCAAATAGGGGCATACAAGTGCATCTTTCTTACCATCATCACCAACGTAGCTGAGTTCTACAGAAGTAGCCCATGCCGAGCCAGTCATACGGAAACCCGTACGAGAGATGGTAAGGTGTTGTTCCATGTCGAAACCAGTGTTGAAGGTAACGATGTCCTCCTGTTCACTGTCTTCCGGATAGGCGGAACCAGCCTTTGAAATCTGGTGACCTGTTTCGAGTAGCTCAGCAGGTACGTAATCAGAACTAATACCACTTGAAACAACGCAGTTCAGAACCTGATACGGTCCTTCCAGGTAGGTTTCAAGAATATAGAGCTGATATTTCCTGTTATCCAACTCGATTACACCACCAGGGGCGAAAAATGCGTCCTAAACTTGTAACGTTATATGGGTACCATTCAGACCCGGATACGTTCCCTGATAAGACGAGCTTATGATAGGAGTAGCGCGATTAAGCTCTGACTCTACCCTCCAACGGAACGTCGGAGTATCTATCACTTCGCGTGTGTTGCCAATTGCGTCTGTCAATGCAGACAGACCTGATCTCCACTCTGTATCCAGCTTCGAGAAAGCATAGGAAATCACACGGTTCATAACCGCGGGTTTCAAAAGCAATGCGTTCTCAAGTTTAGCCTCATTTATGAGATCAGCAGCTTCGATATGGCCGGTGCGAAGCTGAAGTTTACTAAAAAAATTGTTAGTCATTTTACTTTAGCATGATGCTGAAAGTACATGAAACTATGCTGTTATGACAGCGTCTTCCAGATTGACTCTTGACTACTTCCTGGGGTCTTAAATGTACCCTTATCCTTAGGATTAATAGGATTAGTCATCTTGTCCTTTAGTTGATCAAATGCCGTTTTAGTTCCAGACTGTTTCGCCGAACTAATAACTTTGTCCTTAAACAGGGTCCAATAAGCGGACTCTATAAAATTATGTACACTTGATTGATAGTCGATTACGAATTGCGTCTGACCAGTTTTCGTAGGCTTCAACATGTAGTCGAGTAATTGCTTACGTTCTTTCTCAGAAACAGCGATTCCACGTATATCTTTCAGCGAGTTTATTTCAGATTCAACAGACTTTACAAACTGTCTTTGCGACTCTATGGCCTGTTGTTTCTCTTGCTCAGCCTTCTTGGCTAAGTCCTCTTTCTCCTTCTCTTTGATCTTCGTGAGACGTTTAACTGCAAGTTCTGCTTCATCATACAAGAGACCGGCCTCCTCATATTTAGCGATTTTGTCGCTAATTTCTTCGGGTTCCCATCCCTGACGCTTTAACAGATCGGCCACAGCTCGCTGTTGCTCTTTTGTCGAATTGAGATCGTAATCTCCACCCTCACTATATAAAGCAAGAAGGTTTCTAATGTCCCCACCGTTCGCAACGAACTGGTTGATTTCTTCAACCTCGGGGGAAGCAAAGGTAGGCTTAGAGTTTTCAGTAACGATACTTGAAAGATAATCAAGGAAATCTTCTGGCGTCTCCGGATACGTAAGTTCCGAAGTGTCCCAACCATTGCGTTCTGCAAGTGCATCAACAAGGATTTTTACAACATTATCACCAGATTCATCTCCACCTTCTGTACCTTCACCACCCGTCGGCGGTTCTGTTTCAGCAGGTTTATCTTTCTTCTCGTCCTTCTTTGTTTCCTCTACTTTTTCTTCTACCTTATCGGCCTTAGTCTGCTTAGTAGCAGCTTTAGCTCTTTCTTCTTCGGCTTTCCTGAATTCCTCTTCTGCGTCGAGGGCATCGTCACCCGTTAATACTTTTGTTTCTTCTTCAAGCGGTTTCTCGTTCGTAGGGGTTTGAAATCCCCCACCGAGCAAGCTCTCCGCCTGGTCTAAAAAACTGATTTGATTCTCCATTTAAATTTAAATTATAATATGGGTTAAACTGTATTAGCTGCGGGAATCCATTAGGGATATCCTGCTGTTGCTCTTCAGTTTTTGTTACTTCATCGTACCATTCTGGGTCTTCAGTCCCATCTGGTCCTATCATGGCATAATCCCCGTCGTCATCAAAATCAAGGAGGGAATCATCCATATAATCATCATACTCATAACCCTCGTAGTAGGGCGCATTGTCTATGAGATTTGCAGTTCTATCGTCTATAACTCCGGTAGGACTCAAGCCGTACGTGCGTTGAAAGGCTTTTACCGCGTTGGGATCTACTGTACTACCAGTATACCCAATTAATTCACCATTATCATCAACCCGAAGAAACGACGAAGTATTGGGTACAGATGAATTTATCGTAAAGTGATCCCCTGTGGTCTTACGAGTTGCACCTGCTCTTTCATAATAGATATCATATCCTGCAGCCCTAAGTTCGTTTCTAAACTACTTACCCTCATCTGTTTTTAAAAAGGCTTGCATCCGACCGTCCCATGAACGAATATCAAAATTCTTACCTCCAGAACCATGACCCGGATGGGCAGTTGCGTCTCCTGTAATGGTGAAATTATGACCGTATTTATCAGCTAAGGCTACAAGACGAGGGTCATCATTTTGAAATAGTGCCCCTGATTTAGTGCGAGCAACCTTACCTTTGTCATACTTAGGCATATCGTTTGGGCCAATCCCACTTGATTCAAGTATTACGCTATCCAGCGGGTAACCTGTGACCTCCAAAAACCCCGCTTCGTCTCCCCAGCGTAGGGCGTCCAGTGCATCTAACTATTTTGCAGCATCCAGGCCACTCAGGGCCTGAGATGTTAAAACACTTCGCCACCATGAAGACTCGGGTTTAATCGCAGTATACTCTGTCTTACCGTCTATAACTTGAGGTTTAACGTAAGTAGGATTCTCCTCAACGAAATAGTTTATCATCTCGTCTGGTGCTGCTTTATCATAATACTCTATCCCATGAAACCCTGGTATCTAATCGTCACCCCATCCAGTGAATGGAGCCAAGTCCCATTTGTCATAAACCGAAGTATAATCCTTAGTGTCATAAAGAGTATAATTACCTAAAACCTCATTATGAGCAGCATAACCCTCGTGCTTTGTGTAAGGTTCACGCGCAGTTCTACCTTTAAGGACCTCATATCGAAGACTGGGGTCTCTAAACCTATAATATACAGCACTATTGTTTTCGGATTGTGATGGAGTGTGAGGACTTATCTCGTAGGAATCATACCGCTGTGGTAATCCAACGCCAAGACGCAATGCATCAATACGAGCCATATCTTTCGGTCCCTGTGGTTCAAACACCTTCTTGTTTTTGATACGACTTACTTGTTCTACGATGTTATAGCCATAAGGAGATATGTACTAAATTATTGCCTCCTTCTGCTCTGTAGAAAGATCGTCGAGACTGGTAAAGGGAAACCCCATCAATTTAGCTGCAGCGCTTACAAGTTTTGATACGTCGAAGGGGACGCTAAATCGACTTCTCGCTCTATTTTCCTTAGGGGTGACCTTATTCTTCTCCGCCATAATTATTTCTCCCCTGAAACTTTATTCCGTATTGCTGTACGGGCTTTCAACCTCTCACGTTCTAATGCAGCATCATCTTTTTGCTTCTGAATACGCTCTTGAGCACGCAATTTCTTCTCTTCTAATTCGATCTTAGACTGTTCGAGCTCTCTCTTTGTTTTTATCTCTTTTTCTTTGAGCGAGGCTTCTTTCGCTGCCTTATCGCGTTCGGCTCGAACCTTTTCAAGATCCAGTGAATGTTGAGTGATCTTGTCATACTCATTTAATTGATGTTCTGCAATTTGTAAAACGTCGGAGATACCGTCATTATCAACATCAAGATCCTGTTGGAATCTGTATGCCGATATTTCAGCAACTGCGATTTTAGTTTGATTATCTGCGTCAACTTTGTATTTAATCATAGCTCGGTCAGCTTCTTTCTGAGCAGCGTCAGCTTCAAGTTGCATCTGAGCAGCTTGCTGTTCTGCTTGCATCTGTTGCTGCATCTGAGCTTGCCTACGATCTTCAATCTCACGTAATTTCTTCTTCAGTACCCCCACATTATCCTGAGTTAATATTTCAGCTGCATCCATCAACGTCGCCCCGTTCTGCATAGCAGGCTGTAACAACTGTTGAATCTGTTGTACAGCAACCATGTCACGGTCTGTATTGGTAACATAAACATCCATATCTTCCCAGAACTCATTAGAGAGCTCAAGAATAATACGTGACCCGTCATCTAAAACGTAATCGAGATACTTTTGGTCGGACTGACGCCATAACCACTTAGTTAAATTTAGTAAATATTGTAAGGCCCTACGTTTAACTTGGTCGTGCAACCAAAACCACGGAGATACAACAGCGGCAGCGTGATTCACGTTTTGGTTATATACACCTACGGCCTCACGATTGTGTTGAGCTTCACCCATCATCTCAGGACTAACACCTGACAAACGTGAACATAACCTCTCTATCTCAAGGAGAAGCTGAGTGTACTGAATGATGGTATTAGACATCGAGAGGTCCATCGAACCGTACTGATTGAAGTATGGAGCACGATTTATATTTGCTGGATTATCCGGATCCCTTTCTGAAGGATTTACCAAATAAACCCCCATTGTATCCAAGTAATGCAGCCATACTGGTAATGGTATTTCCTGCGAGCTCGGGATTTGAGTTACATCCACAATAGCTGCGCGCCCGTGATCCCTTGCTATAGCCAACTCGAGACGGTACCAAACAATAATATAAAGCTCTTGCAATGGCTTTAGCAGGGATACGAACGACCGCGGTACACTATTGGTATTAGAGTGTACGGCTCCCGTATAGGGGAGTCTATTGTCGTTATAATTATCTATCGTTATGTGTTGATAGGGGTAAGGTTCAATACCTACATATAAGTCTGAACCAATACGATAACCATGCCATATTTCTGTAACCCATTTCCACTCTACAAACTCGTTCTCGCCCATGGCCTTGTAGGTTTCATCTACTATAAGATTTTCAACAGTTTCCCCTGTTTCAGGGTCCATAACCGTTAAAAATCCCACCTTCCTAAACCCACGCCATACAGCGTGCCATACATCTACCATGTCGCCAAGAGCAGATGAAAGCATCAGATCCCCTGTAGGTGTAATTAAATCGGTCCTTATAAGCGTAGATAAACTCGGGGTAAACATGCCGCCCTGATCAGCCCCTGTCTTCAAGAGCTTATCGAGGTCTGCTGAAGTCATATAATCAGCAAGCATGTCATATACAGCATTGTGAGGCATTCTAAAGTGTTCACACACCCATGATGCCTGGTCAATAAATTCCATACCTGGATACCATTCGTAGGTGATATTCTCAGGGTTTACACGCCTTACGGTCGGCCTACCATGGCGTGGTTCTATACATAAGTGTTCTTCAGAACTTAGGAGAGCATCCTTAAACAGTTTAATAAATTCATGGTCTAAGCATAGCTCACGCTGAAGTTTCTTAAGCATGTAATAATTAGTTATCTCTGCAGAATCTCTAACGTCAGAACGTTGAGCATCCACTAATGCCTCAGGAGTTTGAAGTTCCCCTGTCTGAAGCCTTTCTGTAAATGCTTGTTGCTCCCCTGGAGATAGTCCAGAGAGCATATCTGCTATGAAGTAGTCTATAAGTGACTGCTTCATTTCCTCCATTTCCATAGAAGGGGAGAGATTTGAAGTACGTATACTTGTGTATTCAAATGGCCGATTGATCTCACGACCAAGGAGCGCATCTACATAAGGACGTACTATGTTAAAGTTACGTGCAGTAGCTGGAGAACCATCCGGAACACGGTATGGATTTGTTATCTTTGTAAAATCACCTTCTCCATATATGCCATTATACATATCATAGCCAGATTGCATATCGGCACGACGTAACTTGTTATAAGCCCATGAGGAAGAGTTACCGTGATTAACTATTGCATCTACGCACGACTCTCGCCAAGCTTTACCCTTCTTGGCCATGGGAAGTTTTTGTTTTGGGAGAGATGTAAGATTTGAGGCAGTCTTAGTGCCATCACTTGCAAAAATTGAATTGTCCCTCATTGCTTAATTGATTATATTCTAAACGCTCGCACGCCCAGGAGTGGACGAAGCGGGCTCTTAATTTCTTGTTGTTGTTTATAACCCTGTACTAAATCTACAGGATCATCTGTGAAGAAAGGCATTGTTATGAGTTTCCTCCTCTTCTCATCGTCAGAAAGACGATCTGGTTTAAGTGTATACGATTCGAGTTGCTTTAGATAGATTGCAAGCACAATTAGTGCTGAAACACGGTCACAATTTCGTGCAGGAGAGTATACAGATAGTTCTTGTAAGAGTGGAGTTGAATAGACGTAATCAAGAGTCTTCTTATCTGGGTCCTCCTCAAACGGGGTATATAAGAGTTCTTTTGCGTATATTAAGCCCGTAGACTTAATCTCCTTAGTCATATGGACCCCCTTCTTCCTGTTAACCCTACTATTCGTCACAATTGTACCTATAATACTATCTGGTTGGTCTGCTAAAAGATGGTCTACGCCCCTGTTATACATGTAAGTATAAACCCCCTTGTTCATGTTTTCATACATGCATGTAGCATTGTAGTACTGTAAGAGGTTAACACAATTTTGATAAAACTCATCTGAAGTCTCAGGCCGCGCTGTATATTCGGCTACAAGGGTGTTTGAAAATTCATCCCCTGGAATAGCTCTTTTCCATATCAAAAGCGAACCTAAAGACGTAGACGATTCAGCTTCATTCTGGTCATAACTATCAAGCCCTGCCACATACAAGTACGGTTGTGGTCTATCAGATTTAGGATGCTCCCAAATAACCATAGCACCGTCAGTCTTTATGTTCTGAGGAGTAGGGTAGATGTCTATATCACCTTTATTCCCAGGATATTGATGCCATTTTAAACCTGAAGGAGTACGCTCAAGCATACCAACTTGTTTAAAATTTGAAAGTAGTTTACTCCCCCTAACCCGTGCTAACTGTGACAAGGTCTCTAATTTTGGAAAGATAGAACCCGATAGCGTGAGAAATGATTCTTGTGGACAGATACTGTTTTCTATAAGATACGCATCCACGTCCATAGATGTAGGAGCATTATCTATAACTTTCTGTCGCTCGACTCTTAACCATTCACGAGCTTTCTCATGTAAGGTGTTACCGTCCTTATCCATGAGGAGAGCTTTACCTTCCTCATCAAATATCTCTAAGTTGGCCCATTTAGGACAAAAGAATCCACAATTGGTATCAGCCGAATCTTCGTCCCATATATTTGGAATCCCGTAGGTGTTAAAGGCGTCATTGTTATAAAACAAATCCCTCATACCCTACGTATCCTCATTGTCAGCAGCACCTGTACCAAGGCCAATCATGAACCCAAAGAGGTTAGAACCAGCCCCTACTGCAGGACCAGCAATAGTCCACGCTTCTTTTAAGTGAGGAAAACTACCAATTTCATCCCATACGATTAATTTAGCCCGTATACCACGGATTTTGTCGGGGTCATCACTGATTGTAATACCTGTAATCTCAGAAAGAAAACCTGTCTCAATCCATTTACCCTAAGCATTCTTAACTTTTGTACCGGAGCATTTACGTAAGAGGGTATCTGTAGCAAATGATTTTGACCAACCTGTATGCTCATTTATGAAGTTTAATCCCTTCCAGGCTTTTGTAAGAATACCATCGCGAATCAAGAAGTCTTTCTTAGAAGTAACAGCAAAATTCTTCGAGTCAGGAATGAGGAAGAAGTTGCGTAGAAGCATCGAGCTGATCTTGTACGAGAAACCTTTATTACGAGCTTTTACAGCTACACCAAACCTATTATTCTCTTCAGCCTCTTCTAAGTATTCAAAGAAGAACCTATCATAATCGAAGAACCTTGGGAAACCATCCGCCTTCTCCTCGACCATTTTCTTCTCACCTGTACGGCGATTAATACGCTCCTTTACTACAACCTTCTGGATGGAAATGTAATTGAGATAGAAGTAAAAATAACCTGTTATGTAGTCCCCATCTGGAGCTTTATAACCATATAAACATCTATCTGCCTCTTCTTCCCAGTGTTTGATATATTCTGGAGAACCTATGGGATATTCATCATAGGTCTAATGCTTTTCGAAATATATTGCTGCGGGTCTAAACTTATCTGAATTCTTAGTGACCCTTATAAAATCTATCATTATGAACGTAGTGAGTTATGAACATAGACATCGTTATCGGTTAATACTAACCGTAACGGAAAATTACTCTGGTGTAAACCTCAAAGAAAATTACACACTTAATTTCTTACTGGATGAACACTTAAACCATACTAACGGATGTCGTTATGCAACAATACATACCCGTTGCCAGAGTATAGGAAGAGCCCATTAGGAGTACTGTTCGATACAGCTGACCAGTAATAACATTCATTATCACCTTGGTAGAGCTAACCGGTGGAGGGATGCCGATATCCGACGGCTGGAAAAAATAAGGTGTTACCCGTTGATATTTCCGTAAACAGTCTACCGTTAGCTCCAGAACCATCGTAGTTATTTACCCAGGTACTTGTTACGTACGTAGTATCTAACAGAGTATTAAACTCTACATCCGTGGGAACGTGGAAACCCAATGGGGATGGGTCGTTAGTGCTTGTCCAGGATGACTCTGTTGAGGCAGTAGTGCTCCATGTTGTACCGCCGTTCGAATTCGTCATGGGGTTTGATGCCGTCCACCCAACGTTTATATCCCACTGATATAACATACCTTGAGCGGTTTCTGAACCAGCAAACGTGCCCGGTGCATCGACATTACATTTAGCCCACGTTACCCCATTTATTGTAACGGTGTTATCTGGGGGGTACACTATAAATACTCCCCCTAAATTCTAACTTAACATGATATATATATATATATTAGTTTTTGGTATAAACGGAAAGAGGGCTTAGACTTTCGCCTAACCCCTTAACCTTCCTCTGAGCACGCTCGGTAAAGCTAACTCTATTATTTTACATACAATTCTTACATGGCGTATACCCATTCTGTAAATAGTATTTAGCCCAGGTTTTATTCATAAGAACAAAAGGGACTATCCTATCTACCTTACATAGTGAGCCTGCCTTAAAGACATTGTGAATTTTCTTTGTGTTATCGTTTAAGATATATTTATAGCCTAAACATTTACACAACAGTCTAACTATAACCCAGTTAAACTCCTTTGGATGTAACCACATAGTTATT